TCACCTGGTCGGCGTCTGCGGCCTGGCTGAGAAGAAATTCAGTAAGCTGCTTTGATAAAAACCCATCGGCCTCGGCTCCGTCTGCTGCACCACCTTCGGCACGGGCGGGATCTGCGGCCGGGGCGCCACCACCACCGCCCCCACATCCTGCAGCATGGGGGTCGCGCAGCCGAGCAGCAGGCCCGGCAGCAGCACGCAGGCGAACAGCCAGACCAGCAATAGTGCTTTTGTTTTGAACATCGTCTTTTTCCTGTTGAAGTCTGAAGTCGGCGAGCGCCTGGTTCGCGGCTTTAGTTTTTTCAGTTTCAGTCGCCAGCAGCTTGCCGGCTTCTTCTTTCTGCGACCGGATGGCCAAGTTGTAAGCCGTGGTGGCGCGCGTTTCGCCAATGGCCTGCTGATGCGCTGCCCAAGGCTCATAGCCAAAACCCAGAACAGCCAGCAGCGAGGCCAGCGCAACAGCCAAGGCAGCAATGATCTTGGTTGACGCGCTCATGATTGCGCCGCCAAGCACTGCGCATGCCTGGCCTGCTGGCGCGTCCAGACACCAGCGCAGACCCGGTTGCCTGGCACCGAGCAGTCGTAGCCCGCTGAAAACCGGTACCGCAGCAGCGCCTGGCACGCAGCCGGGTAGTTGCCGGCGCGCAGCTCGCGCAGCATCGACGAATTGCGCCAGGTGGTCGCGCCGTACTGGTAGCGCCAGTCTATGTAGATGTCATATTCAGCCTGGTGCAGCGACACGCCATCGAGCGACTTTCGCATGTCGGCTTCGTCCGCCTGGAGGTACTGCAGCGTCCTGGCCAGCGCCTTTGCCGGCGTGGTGGTGTCGCCCATGCGCACCGGCCGGCCATCGGCATGCGTGGTGCTGCCAAAGCCCAGCGTCGGCACATCGCCCCGGGTCGGGATGACGGCCGCGCTGGTGTAGCTCTCATCGAGCGCCAGCCCGACCAGGGCCGTCGCGCTCAGGCTCAGGGCCGCCACCATGATCCGGTTTTTCATGCCGCTCATCTCGACTGCCCTCCCGTCTTGACCGCCACCCAGACGGCAGCGACCGCCAGGCCTGCTTTGAGGATGTAGCCCAACGGCTTGGCCAGCTTGCCAACATACTCCAGCACCTTCATCGCGCCCTTGAATGCCTTGAAGATATCCACCAGCTCGGACGTGTTGTCTGCCGTCTCGCGTGTCGCGGTCGTGTTGACCGCGAGATCCTGCTCGATCCGGGTCATGCGCGCATCGCCCGCGTCGAGCCGCGCTGTCAATGCGGCCGTGCCTGGTGGATGCACCAGGTTGCCAAAGTCGTCTTGCATCAAACCGCACCCCTTTAGATTTTTTAGATTTCAATGATTTCGACGGGCAGATTGGGTGCAGGACCCTCGATCTGCCCATCCCGGACAAAGACACGCTGGTCGGCGGCTGCCTGGCCACGCGCCTGCAAGAGGCCACCGCCTGGCAGCTCGACCGTGGCAATGCCACTGGACACCGACAGCACGGTGCCGACCTGCAGCGGCCGGCCGGGCAACAGATCGAGGAACGCTTTGAATAGATTGCTCATGGGTGCTCCTTAAGCGTGGGTCTCGACCGCGATGGTTTGGCGAAGCTTGGGGCGGGACCATGCCAGCGACGTGCTGCGCACCAAACCCAGCCGCGACTGCCCGCCGTCCAGGTAGCGCACGAACTGGCCGGGTTTGATCAGGCCCGTCTCGCTAAGTACCGGCACCGTGAGCGTGACCCGCGCCTGCTGGCCCGTGTCTGACAGGATGGCCAGGCCGCGCTGGCGGGCCGCGTCGGCATGCGTGATCAAGGCATCCGTCACCATGGGCGCGACACTGTTGCCGGCCGTGCCGGCGCGGGTGACCTGACCCAGCACGCCGTTGGCCACGCCGCTGACAAACACGCGGTTGTAGTCCGCCTTGCGCGTCCAGTCGATGCCCTCGACGCTAACGACGGCCGATGGCAGCTCGACGTCGGGTGTCACACTGCCCCACTCCCAAGGCGCGGCCGGGTAGCGCGGCAGGATGCGCAGCGTCTGCGCGGTGTTGTGCGGCTGCACGTAGCCGCCGGCGGCCTGCGCGATGGCTGTGATTGCAGCAATGTAGGCACCTTGGGCCGTCCAGGTGCTGCCCGGCACCAGCCAGTCTGTCAAATTCCAATCCACCGCCCAGCCAATGCCGACACCGTTGACTGTCAAGACGTCCGTCATGAGCTGCTGGGCCGTGCGGGCCTGCAGGTTGCCGAAGTTCAGGCTAGGTGCATACGGCGCGTCGAGCATCGCCGCCTTGCCGCGTCCCTTGACCGCAATGCGCGCCTGGCCGAACTGGCGCTGGCGGCTCACGCCCTCGGCATAAAGCCGGTACGGCACGCCGTTGACCAAGGCCTCGACCTCGACGGGCTCGCCGTCGCTGCCGGGCTGCACCAGGGGCAAGGCATCGGCCGGGACGGACGCGCTCCAGGACCAGGTCCACGACTCGACATCGAGCGACATCTGGAAGGCATAGGCGGGAATGGCCATGTCGCCATCGACGCGGCGCAGGGTGATGGAATTGATGGTCACATAAGTCCTCAGGAGGGGCACGATGACCGTGCCGGGAATGACAGGCGGCAGGTAGCAGGCTCGCGCCCCGAACACCAGGTGGGCGACGGCCAGCGGCGGGCACTCAAACTGCAGGTGCCCGTCACGCGGATAGACGGTTGGGCCTTCGGCCTGCGGCTGCGGCCACGCGCTCTTGCCGTTTTTTGCCTGCCCGGCCACCTGCCAGGGAAACGACACCTGCGCCGCGCCGCGCAGGCGGCGGCTCGCGCCACTGCGTCCGGTCAGGCCCTGCACTTTGGACTGCGCCCACTGCCAGGTGGCTGCGGCATGCAGGGTGTGTAACGCCCCCGTCTGCATGGGTGACGCGGCCTGCTGCACCGACTGCACTGCCGCCTGGTAGCGGACCGTTTCCAGGTGAATCTGCGGCTCGGCTTTCTGGTGCGGCGCGGCAGCGGCTATCACGGTGGGCACTGCCGTCTTCCAATCGCCCTGTGCATGCAAACGCTGGGGCACTCCGGCATCGAATGCCGCGCCCGCTGTGTTTTCGGCAGGCATGGCCGTCTGCCAGGGGAGTTCCGGGGCGAGCCGCTGGGGCAGCGTGACGCCGGATTCACTGGCAAGGTCCCGCCGATCGGGCAGCGCCGTCTGGTGCATCGCGGCCATCCGCTGATCCAGCCAGGGCGTGACCCGCACGTCATAAAATGTCGCGCTGGTGACCTGCACCGCCCCCGACAGCCGCACCAAGGCCTCGGCGCGAACGGGCATCACGCCCTGACCTGCAACCTCGACGTTCGGAGAAAGCTGCACGGCAATCTCGGCCAGCACCGGATCGCGTACCACCACCTCGTCTAGCACAGTGCCAAACAGCAGGTGTGTCGGGGTGCCCGCCAGCGGCGCGGCCTCAAAGCGCAACTGGATCGACGTGTCCCGCCGCACCTGCGCCGACACCGACACCCGGCCCGACAGCAGGACGTACACGCGGGCCGTGACCGGCGCGCCCTCATCCCCAAAGATCAGGGGCGTGGGCGACCCGGCCAGCCGGGGTGTGCCAAAAATCAGGGGGATGTCGGCCACGGCTTATTCCGCGATGATGCAGGCGACGAGTTGCAACTCGCCGTTGGCGAAAATCTCCAACACATTGACGATGACCGGCTTGCCCGAGCCCGCCAGCCCGGCCTCCAGGTCCATGAACCCGTCGCCCGCTGCGTTGACAAAGCGCACCCATCCGATCGTGCCCGACGCCGACGCCGCAGCCACGCGCGGGACGGTTAGCGTGAGCAGCGCCAGATCGCCCGACGATCCGACCACCCCGACCGGGGTTGCCAGCAAGATGGTGCCCAGCAGCGTGGCGGAGCCCGGTGCGTCCGAGGGCAGCGCGGGCGGAAGTCCGGTGTAGAACCTTGCAGCGGCTGCGCCGCCTGCGACCAGTTCGCCAGCCAGGCCTTTGAGCTGACCCTTGCGGGCAATGAGGGACAGTGGCGTGGTCATGCGATCAACTCCGGGATTTGCCCATCGGCCACCACGGCGCGGAATGCGCCCGTGTGGTCATAGCTCAGGACGGTGAATTTTTGCAGTTCGTCCACGTAGTCGAAGCTGTATGCGCCGGTCGCGGGGTTGCTCCAGGCTTCCCGAATCAGCAGCCCGTCGCGCTCGCGGATCAGTCGCACCTTGCGGTACACCGGGGCGTCGGGCGTGCCTTTTTCCTTGACAGTGCCTGCCACGCGGCCTCTGCCAGTGCCCAGCACGCCCGAGTTGTGGTCCTTGACCGAACCGGACTCGATAGTGAGATTGACGGGCGCATTGAGTTGCGGGATGCCGTAGACGATGGCAGGGCCGGTGCCAAGAGAATGGGGGTCGATTGAGGCTGCGCGGCCTTTGACTTTGTTCATCACCAAAAACGGGGAAATCGGGGGTCCGGTTGTCACGTTCTCGGTATCCTGCACTCCAACGTAGCCGAATATGCCGCAAAAAAGGTCGCCTGAAATGCTAGGCAACGTTCCTGTCAGCCTCAAGGTTCCGTTCAAGGACAGATTAAAAACACCTCCCGGCAGGTACTCGACACGCCACACCACCAAATCCCCAACTACCACCTCGGCAGCGGCAGGGTTCGGGGCCGTGGCAAATGCGGCATCCTCGGCGTTGTTGACCCACCGGCTCATTATTAAGCCTCCAGTGATGGACGCAATACGAACACCTGTCACCCCGGACCCGTAGCTGAGAAAAAATCCGGTGTGCCGGATGCCGTAGGGGTCTGACACGACGCGCTGTGACATTTCCATGTACATGCCGGGGGAGAGGGCCGGCAGGGCGTCCAAGCGCAGCATGCTCGCATCGGAGGTGTTGCACCGCACGGCCTGCGTTGCACTGGACCACTCCCACGCCCCGCGCAACGCGGTCATGCGGCTGGTGGGGTCGGAGGTGAACGAGTCAGAAGCCACGGCAGGGGCGGACAGTGAGGACTTCGCCTTGGCCCCCGGCCAGGCGATGCCGCTGTACACAGCCTGCTCGGCCCACGCCAGCCCATCGTCCGAGAACTGAAGGGCCGCGATCAGCAAAAACCGGGGGAAGCTGTCCCCGGCAAGTTGCACGGTGTACACATTGGCAGGATTCCCTCCGAAGTCCCACGCCAGAGCCAGGCCCCCCACGGATTGCGCCAGCCAGCGCGCAGCAGTACCTACGTTGTCATCCTGCAAATTGGCAACCGCCCCCGTGGCAGGCGCAATGCTTGAGGTCAGCGTAGCAGAGGCATCCACGCGCACCCCCGCAGCGTCAAGCAGGTGAAAGCAACTCAGTTCCACTTCGCCTGCCCCGTAGGCTTCCATGGCGACAGCGCGCCAGTAACGATGTGCTGTCATGGCTTATCTCCAAGGACCCGTGATGTCCACAAACGAAATGCCGTTCGATGCACCGTTCGATGTGGGCGAGACTGTAGGCAGCAGTGCCAGAAGTTTTCGCCCTGCCAGCGCACCTGTTCCGCTGATCACGTCGCGCAGGCCGAACGCAAGGTGCAAGTTGCTCATGGGTACGTGGTAAAGCCCCGGTAAATCGCTACGCGGCGGTTGGTTGGCACCTGCTGCAAAGAACTTCTTGGACAGCCGAAGCCCGCCATCGACCGCACTGGGGAAAGCACCGAAAAAACTGTCTTGCCCTGAAAGGCTGCTCAATCCCGTGTACGGGCTACAGGCGAGCCGCACGCACGACCCCAGGCCCGTGTACCCGCGAGGGGAAGCGTGGTTTAACGCGGCGTTGTAGTCCAACAGTCCTGACGTGTCGTTGGGTGACCCGGAATCCGCGTAACTCAGCGTGCAGGCATACGGGTCCCCACCGGGGCGCGTTGCCAGATCGTCACCGAATCCCCGCGTGGCAGCGCCTATATAACTGGGACTGTTCGCGCCGTAGGCTGCCCACGAAAAAATAAACTTACGCCCATCGGCAATCAGCGTCCAACCGATCGGCGTAGTGCCAGCGATGCTGCTTTTAGGCCAGTACCCGCCGCCTGCAATGTCAGCGTCCCTCGGAAATGGGCCTGCCCCCGTGTTTACGTCGCTCATGGTCTCATAGCCCCTCACCCGGGTCACGGTGGAGTCCGTGTCGTCCATACGCAGGTGCATCCCTGTACCTGCAACATCCGTGCTCTTGTACACTGCCAAATTAGTCCCCGCAAAAGGCTTGAGCCAGCCCGCAGGAGCCATCTTGAAGCTGGGCGTTCCCGCCGCTCCGTCTGCCGCTGCCGTGGCAAACCGCACAAGACCCGCGCCAATGGCCGTGACTTTCTGCTCGCCATTCAATGCGGCGATGGAACTGCCTGTGACCAGCACCACCGAGTCCACCGAGGCGCTGTGAGTTCCCGTGAAGCTCAAGGTGGCAATGCCGCCCGAGACCACCAGCGAACTGGCAACCTTGGTGTCAAAGCCGTCTTTCAGGCAGGCATCAAGCAGCGAAATCATGGAGCCCGCCACGCCGTTCAGGATGGGCGCGCCCACCATGGCGCTGTGAAAATGTTTTACCGAGGTATCGACAACTGAGGTCATGTTTTTCTTTCAGTGAAGTTGATTGCAAAGATTAAGGACGGTCCACGTCGCCGCGAAAGGCGATGGAAAAGACATCGCTGTTGAGCGTGGCCGGGCCTTGCAGCACGGTCCTCACGACCCAGAACGGGGCGCCGCACGCCGCCGTGTTGAAGCGCAGCACGTTGCCCGCCGACCAGCCGTTGCCCCAACCTGACGCGGGCAGCGTGAAGTAAGGCGCACCCGTTGCCGGATTGATCGGAGCCGTCGCCAGCGAGGTGCTGCTGGTGCCGATGTCGCCCACCGACTCGCCCACGATCCTGAACGACAGGTTGCTGGTGAAGATCAGCGCCCAGCGTTCGGTGATGGCCCCGCGATTCGTCGTCACAGCCGGGTACTGGCCTTCGTTGAAATTCGCCGCTGCCGGGGCTGCGCCAATCAGCGCGTCACTCCACGCGCCCGTCCAGGTCGTCTGCTCGATGTAGTTGAAGCACCGGGCAAAGAGGTCGCCAAAGGTCAAGGCGCTCGACACAAAGGACGTGTTCGCCGGGAAGTCATGCGTCAAGCTGCGGGTGAACTTGAGTTGCCCCGAAATGTCGGCCAGCGAGCACACCACCATGTCCTCGATGCGGTGCTCGACGGTCAGCGGCTGGCTGTACCCCGTGATGGTGGACTCGGCGGGAACAGTGATCGTGCCGGGGTTGAGGTCCGAGACATACAGGCTGCTCGGCACCAGCACCCCCAGCGAATCCTTGACCCGCACCGACGCCAGGCGTTCGCGCCCCAGCGGGTAGGCCGTGCCCTTGACCAGCGGGTTGGGCAGTTGCATGGTCAAGGTGTTGTGCACCACCACCAGGTCGCCCGTGCGAAAGATCGGCACCCGGCCATCGAGCGGCAGGCGCACCGTGTCGATGCCCAGCAAATCCTTGTCCAGCGGCAGGTACTGCAAAAAGACCGCGTTGTAGCTCAGCGAGTCGGCGGGAATCTCCGGGCTGGAAGCCCACTTGACGACACCGCGCTGAAAGTCCACCGACCCGGTGAAACTGCCCCCAGAAAGGACGCCCGACTCGTTGGCATTGGCGATCCTTGTGCCCGACTGCAGTTGCATCACGCCGGTCTTGAGGGGTGCGCTCGCGGTGCGAAAAACGCCCCCTCCGACCAGTTTGGCCGAAGCGTCCTGCGCAGCATTCGCCCATACAAATCCATTTGTGAAGTTGTCCGGGAGCATGGCAACAGTGATCACGCCGTCACTGGTGAGCGTGCCCGCCGACGCCACCAGGGGCGCTCCAGTGAGGGGGTTCCAGCCCCGGCGCAGCACGCCGTCTTTGACCGTGTAGTTGTCGCTGCCCAGTTTGAAGGCCAGATTGCTCACCAGCAGCGGCACGCCGCCCGTGCCGATCACCCCGGTCCAGGCCGTCGCGGTGGCTTCGTTGGTGACGGGAGTCTGCGTGCTGACCGTTTCGTAGGTGGTGACGTACTGGGTGGTGGCCCCGGCGTGGTAGTCGGGTGCCGACAAGGCCCCGAACGCGGCGATCTGCACGACGCTCTGCACTAGACTGCGGCTCTTGTAAACCTCTTTGACCCACCCGGTCGCCTGGGGAATCTTGTCCGTCTCGTACCACATGAACATGGTGAAGTCGGTGCGCAGGCTGATCTGCCCCGTGGCGTAGTTGATCGTGCCGACGAGCAGTTCGCTGTTGTTGTTGGCGATCCCATCTTCCTTGTTGCCGTGGTATCGGGCAAACAGTTTGCCGCGCCGGTCGAACACGTCGAGCACGCTGGCCGGATAGACGGCATACGGCGGCGTGGTCACTGCCAGCTTGCCGGCAAAAGTGAACTCGGCAATGGGCAGGCTGGCCGCGTTCGCCTGATAGGTGTAGGCGACCGGGTTGGTGACCGGCGTGACAACGGTATCGACGCGGTTGGCATACGCAACGCCCGACATCGACACGGGACCTGCCGGAAACACGTTGGGCTCAAAATTGACCACGCCGCCGCCCGCCCAGCCCGTCGCGTCGCCCGTGACCTGCCCATCCACACCGATGGCGGCGTTGTACGTAACGCCTGCCCGCGCCCAGGTCATCGTGATCGCACCCCCGACCCCTGCCGGCAAGGGCAGTCGCGCGCCCAGGCGCAGCGGCAAGCGGGATGACTCAATGGCCGTGGCCGAGGTTTTGTCGCCCCAGTCCGCGATCAGCAGCGAGCCCACATCCGGCACAGCGCCGAGCGTGACCCCCATCGAGCCGGTGGCAGAGTCCAGGGTCCCCGCGCCATAGCTGCTGTCCGCGCCGCCGATCTTGCCCGAGCCGTTGTCGGTCAGGTCGTACCAGCGGGCCTGTGCCATGTAGGACAGCGTGAAGCTGCCCGGTGCTGGTGCAGGTTCAAATGCATTGACAAAGGACCTGCCCTGGTTCGCAATGGTCACCAGCATGGAACTGGAGTGGTTCGCCATCGGTGCCACGGTGGCAGGCGAGTAGGTCAACTGGAGGATGTTCTGTCCATACTGCGGAGAGGCTCCCCCAAAAGCGATCTTGCCCAGCTTGTAGTCCACCGTGCCGACCACCAGCGTGCCGATCACCAGGTTGCCTATCCGGTCATCGGTGAAGGCATAGTTGACCGAGACAAGCGACAAGGTGCCGGGGGCAATCGGCGTGGGGGTCGTCAGGACCACCCCGGCGCCCAGATAGGTCGTGAAGGGTTGAAGCGCAAGGGGCGCCATGGCCGTAGGGACGATGCCGGTGCGGTCCTTGAGGGGGTAGAGGTCAATGATCGGGGACTCGACCGTCGCGGCGGGCACCACGGGCGTGTAGATGCCGCCCGAGGCCATGACGCTGTAGTCGCCCGGCGCGCCCGCCGACGCCAGCGGCTTGATGCCGTAGAACTTGGCACCGCCCGCGATGTTGGTGGAGTAGGCTTGTGCATACAGGGCCTCGTTCAGTCCCACGCGCAGCGCGGGCGGGCCGAAAATGTCGCGCTCCAGCGGGTTGCCGATGTCGCAGGTGGCCACTGTGGCGTTGACCAGCACCGTGCTGCCGTTTTCCGTCACCGCGACCTGCTGCGTGGCCGTGCTCACCCGCAGGATGCGGACATACTGCTCGTCCCCGTTGGGGTTGCGCAGCACGATGGCGTCGCCCCCGGCAGGTGCGGTGCCCTCCACCATGCTGATGAGCTTGATCAGGAGCGATCCCGCGTAGTGCGTGTCCCACAAGCGAAACACGAGGCGTGGCCCCTTGACCAGATACTTTTCGATGCTGTCCTGCGCAACGGCGCGGGTGTCGGCCCAGTTGGCCGTTTCCATCAGGGTGCAATGCACCAGCGGATCAGCCGGGGCCTGCGTCACCATGGCGTGCGCGCCCATCAGGGTATCGGTGTCGCTGGTGTGCGCCACGCCGAACAGTTTGCGGGCATTGACAACCCCCAGCGCCCGGTTCACGGCGGACGTGTCGGGCACCAGGTTGTTGCTCTGCCCGTCAATGACAACGACGCCCGTCATGGCCCCGCCGCCCTCGGGCACGTCTGCCATGACGGCGGATTTCAGCAGCTTGATGTCTTCTGTCAGGATGGCCATGTTGGGTTATTTCTCCAGGAATCGAAAGGTGGGCAGGTACAGCGTCTCGTCGGTGTGTTCGCCATCGGCCAGGCGCCACACGGGCGCGGCGGTGAAGCCTTTTTTCGCCTGGTCAAACATGACGGCGCGAGGCGCGCCGCGCACGGTCAACGTCAAGGTGATGCCCGGCAGCGAGGCCCAGGCCTGCAGCGTGTCGCACACGGCACGGGTCAGCCAGGCGGCGGTATCAGCGCCTTCGAGCGTGATGGGCCGGCCGGCCAGCTTGAGCGCGACATCGACCAGCATGGCGCCGGTGGTGCTGAATTCGGTGCTTTGCTCGACCGGGCTCCAGTCGTATTCATCAAGCCATTGCAGGCGGTCGCTGAGGGCGGCGGTGGTGCCGTTGTAGGTGAGGAGGATGGTCATTTAGCTGGCCGTGAGTCGTGCGTTTTGGAAGGCAGCGATCAGGCGCTGGGCGTCCGCGTCGCTGGTCAGGTTGAACTCTTCGGACTTGCCGGCGCTCTCCAAAACGACGCGGTAGGTCTTGGCCTGGGCGCCACTGGTCGAGCCGGCCGCGTTGATCAGCACGAGCTGGTCGATCTTCTTTTGCAGGTCGGTGCTCCAGTTCGAGCCGTCGTCCAGGGGCGAAGCGACCTTGAGCCCGGAGCCGTTGTAGGGAAGCGCGGTTTTCTTCGACAGTTCCAGCGCCTGCGCCTCGGTCAGGCCGGAGTCCTTGGCGCGCTGGTAAATGCTGGCCTGGCTTTCCACGGCGACATTGACCCGCTGGCCGGCCGTGTTCAGGCTGTAGCCTTCCTTGTCGATGTTCAGGCGCTCGCGCTCCAGGGCGTTGCGCCGCTCTACCAGGGCGTTTTCTTTTTCGATCAGCGAGATCTGGCGCTCGGTGTAATCGCTGCTGAGCTTGTATTTCATCGCCAGGCGGTCCTGCGCGTCTTCAAGCGCCCTCACCTGCTCGGCGGTCAGCTTGACCTGGTCACCCAGCTTGGCCGCTGCGGCCTGGCCTTCGCCCATGGCCTTGACGACGGACTTGCCGGCGCTGTCAGTCTGGATCTCCAGGCCGCGCATGGCCGCCTGGCTCTTGATCGTTTCCGTGGCCACGCCGTTGTTGGCGGCAATGGCTTTTTCGGCATAAGCCGTGAAGGCGTTGGACAGGTCGGCGGCGGTCGAGGTGCCATCGGCCTTGATGCGGTCGTAGTACACCTTTGCCGAGCTGGCCACCAGCTTCAAGCTGGCCTGGCTGGAAATGCCCAGCGCCTCGAAAGCTTCTGCCGTGAGCTTGGCCGCGTCCTGCGCCGCCTTGACCGAGTCTTTCGCGGCGGCAGGCGTTGCCTGCAGGGCCTTGTTGATGTCCTTGATCTTTTCAGCGGCGGCTTGCAAGTTTCCGCTGGCGACCAGCGCGGCATATTCGTCCTTGAGCTGGCGCACGGCGACTGTGGCGGCAACATCGGCAATGCGTTTGTCATCGGTAGCCTTTTGGGCATCGTGGCTTTTTTGGCGGGTCGCTTCCAGCTTGGCGCCGACATCGTCAATCGCTTTGGCAGATGCGTCGGCAGCTGGCTTGGCGCCCGTCATGGCTCCGGCCAGCCCGGTAAAGCCGTCGCGGGCCAGCTGGGCACCATCGGCCACGCTCAGGAACGCGTCGCGGGATTTGTCGCTCAGCGCCTGTGCAGCCGCAGCCGTGGCGTCAGACAATTGCCGGATCTCGGCTGCAATCGCCTTGTACTGCTGCGACAGCGCGCCAAAGGTGGCCTTGCTCGACGCCTCGTAGAGCGCTGCCAGGCCCGACTGAATGCCGCTGGCCACCGTGGCAAAGCCGCTTCCCAGCGCATAGATGCTGCCCAGCACGGCATTGGTGCCAGCCGACATCACACCATAGGCGAGCTGGACACTGTTGCCCGCCGTGGTGGCGTACTCACCGATCCGGATGAATGCTTCGCCGGTACGGTCGGCAAAGGCGCGCAGGTCGGCCGTGAGCTGCTTGAAATCGATCTGCGCGGCAAATTCGCGCACCCACTTGATGCCCGCCTGAAAGGACGCGGCAATGGCTTCGCCGAAGCGAGCAATGGTGCCGTCCGACACGGCCGACTTGAAGGCGCCAGCCAGCTGGTCAACCCCATCCTTGAGCACCGGCAGCACGGGCGTGGCCAGCGCGTTCTTGAGCGTGTCCCAAGCGCTGGACAGGCCGCTGAGCGAGCCGTTCAGGTTGTCCTGCATGACCTTGGCGGTGGCGGCAGCGCTGCCCTCGGCATTCTTGAGCTTGGCGGTCAGCTCGTCCAGCGCGCCCATGCCCTGGTTGAGTAGGGCGCGCAGCGCCGGGCCGGCTTCCTGCCCGACCGCATTGATGGCCTTGGCCCCAGTCGGGCCGGCCTTGGCCAGCTGGTGCAGCGCGGTCTCGAAGTTGCTGGTGGTGATGCCGGCCGCGCTAAGTTCCTGGCGAAACTTGCTCGCCGGGTCACCGAACTGGCTCATGATGCTGTTGAGGGCCGTGCCCGCCCGGCTGGCATCGATGCCCGCATCAGCGAACTTGCCGATGATGGCGACCGTGCTTTCGAGCGACATGCCCAGGCTTTGCGCGACCGGCGCGGCATAGCTCAGCGCCTGCGCCAGGCCGGTCACGCTGGTGTTGGTGGCGTTCGCGCCCAGCGCCAGCACATCGGCCACGCGGCCGGCGTCCGTGAAGGCCAGGCCCATGCCCATGACGGCCTTGGTGAGGAATTCGCTGGCGGTGCCCAACTCGATGTCGCCGGCCTGCGCCAGGTTGAGAACGGCCGGCAGCGCGGCAATGGCGTCCTTGGCCGTCAAGCCCGCCTTGGCCAGGTTCTCCAGCGCGCCCGCGGCCTCGGTGCTGGTGAATTTGGTATTGGCGCCCGCGTCTTCCGACGCCTTGCGCAGCTGCGCCATTTCGGCCGCGCTCGCCCCGGTGGCGGCTTGCACGCGGCTCATGGCCTGCTCGAAGTCGGCCGCGCCCTTGACCGCGCCGGCGAAGGCCTGGACACCAAAGTAGCCCAAGATGGCCACGCCCACGGCCATGACCCGGGCTTTCAGGCTGTCGAACACCGCAGACGCGTTGTCCTTGGCGTTGATCAGGATCTCGATGGGCTTCATGGCCATGGGCGGGGTGCTCAGTAAATAGGGTCAACGGGCAATGCAGCGGCTTCAACTGATGCCGTTTTGGCAGCAGCACTTGAAGCCGCACGGCGCTGTGCGGCGCCGTGGCGGGGGTGGCGCGCAGGCTGCGCGCCGGGTGGGTCAGGCCATCGAGACCCTGTAGTAGCGGCTGATGCCGGTGCCGGTCTTGGTCGGATCGAGCAGCACCGAGCCTTCGACGTCCAGGGCGCCAAAGTCCTTGTTGATTAGCGCGAGCTTTTTGGTGATGCCCTGGCTGGCGCGGTAGATGTCCACGACCACCGGCTTGCCGCCGTCCGCCTCGTTCAGACCGCCAAAGGTCAGCTGCAGCTCGACCGACTTGGTGGTCATGGCCTCGATGACGGCATAAGCGCCGTAGGTGTAGCTGATCCAGAGCTTGTCGGCTTCTGTCACCCCCGCAGCATCGGCATTGATGAAGATGCCTTCGGGGCGCACTTCGTAATTGCCCGGCGCTGTCACCACCGTGGCAGCGCCAGCGCTGGCGCCTTTCTTGACCGTCACGGCCGTGGGCTGGATGTGCGCCAGGCGCACCAAGCCGCCCAGCGTGGCGGCATGCGCCTCGTCCTCGACCTCGCCTGCGGCCTTTTCCGATGCTTCGCCAAAAATGGCGCGGGACATGTTGACCACGTTCAGGTCGGCCAGCTTCATGGTGAGCTTGGCATCCTTGATGCGGCGCACCTCGGCATGAGTGCCGCCGCCCAGGGCGGTCATGTCGTCTTGCTTCTTGACGTCCTCGTCGTGCTCCAGGCCGAGTTCGAGCACGTTGCCGATGGGCAGCGGCAGGCCAGGGCTGCCGTAGACCTTGGCGTACACCTGGCCGACGGTCATGGACGGCTTGTAGATCTGTTTGATGATGGACATGGCGGGGATGCTTTCGGTAAGAGGTTTGGAAAAAAAGAAGGCTCAGCGCGTCAGCACCTGGCCGTGGTACACGGTGCTGGTGGCAAACACCAGCTCCAGGCCAGCCTGGCCTTCGGCGGTAAACTCGGGCTCGCGCACGGTCTGCAGCGCCAGGCGCCGCCACACCCGGCCCGACAGCTGGCCGGGATGCCAGTTGTGCAGACTGCCGATCACGGCATTGAGCGCCGCGTCCAGCTGTCCGGCTGCCTGGTCGCTGCGCGGCACGACCAGGGTGACGGTCCAGGCCGGGTCAAGCGTGACGGCTGTCGTCTCGCTGTCGGTCGTTCGCGCCCCGGTGCAGCGCACATCGGCAGCGGGCACTGCGCGCCGCTCGCTTGCTTCGGTGCCGGTGCGCACGGCCCAGCCCGTCAGGGCGGACAGGGCCGCCAGGCGGGCCTTGAGATGGGATTCGAGGGCGAGCATGTCAAACCACCGGGAACACTTGCAGCTGCAGCCAGCCGGTTTCATCGGGCTCAGCGCTGCCGCTCACGCGGTAAGCTGCGCCATCGATCATGAGCAGGCTGCCCTGCGCAATGCCCGGCGCCATCGCGCCGTCCAGCGAGCAGGTGCGCGCAGACGCCTCGACCACTTCGCCAAACGGCTCGGCGGGGGTGCGCTCGAAAAGCACCCCGAACGGCTGGCCGCCCAGGTAGGTTGCCGTGGCATTGGCCAGGCGCGACAGCACGGCGCGGTTAGCGCGTGCTTGCAGTGAGGCGAAAGGGGCAAGCGTCATGATGCTGTGCAGACGTCTGTACGGTTAAGCCGCGACGATGCCGGGCACGCCGGTAAAACGCACCGCGATGGTTGCCACGCCATTGCCGGCAGGCTCGAAGGCAACAGCGGGCGCGCCCTGCACATCGCCAACAGCTGTCGCCGTAGTGGCATCGTCAAACGCGCCAGCTGAGGCATCCCAGGTCAGCGACTCGCCCCGGGCAATCACTGCAGTGGGGATCTTTGGCACCAAAAACACGCCCTCGATGTGCGCTTGGCCGGTGTCACCAATGGCCACATCGGAAGCCGACACACCCAGGATCTGGCCAATGCGCACGACCTGGCCGGAGACAACGGCAGCTGCCGCAACAAAATCGATAACCTTGCCGGGCTGAATGAAAGTTTTCATGATGGTTCTCTAAAAAATATGGGGTTGGTGGCACTGCCAGGCGCGATGCATGGCAGTGCAGCGGCGGCGTTTAGCCCGCGTTTTTCGCCAGGGTGCGGAAGTCCAGCGGCGCCACGCCGGCATCGATGCGCACCTTGAACTCGGTGCCGTCCACACCCCAGCCGTCCTTTTGCTCCAGCACGGGGGCCTGGTTGCCGTCCAGGTAGCTGACCTCGATGGTGTCGTTGCTGGCCGAGCTGGCCGCGCCATACCAGGCCGTGGCCGACGTGGCATCGAGCCGGGCGTCGGCAATCACCTCGAACGAATCGCGCACGCTGTTGGGGATGGAGCTTTTCTTGTCGGCGCCCACATCGAATTCGCTGCTGCGCACCACATTGGCCAAGCCCTTCAGGGCACGCGGCACGATCAGGTACTGCATGGCAATGTTCAAGGTGGCAGCGCCCTGCTTTTGCTTGGCCATGGCTGCGCCCATCGCATCGACAGCCGCCGTGGAAATGGCGCCAGCGGTTAGCAGATTTCCGTGATCGGCATGGAAAAGGGCAATTCCATCGCTCATGGGTTGATTGCTGGTCAGCACCGCATAAACCAGGTCACCGATGGTGCGAATCGCAGCGCGGCCCATCAATTGCGGGATGCGGGTGAAGGCGCCCAGGTCGTCGTTGATGATGGCCTGGCGGTTGATCGAGAACAGCTCGCCGTAAGTGGCCAGCAGCACGGTCTCACCACGGTCGCCAATGGAAGCGTATTTGTACTCAGCACCGGCCGCGACTTCGCGCAAACTCGGAAACGCATTGAGATCCACGCGCTTGCCGGGCTTGAAGTCGGGCAGCTCGCCGGCACGGGTCCAGAGCTGGAAGGTTTCGGCCGCTTCCGCATAGCCCTTGAGCATGGCCTTTTCAGCCACATTGGCCAGGATGCTGCCGAAGTCGCTGGAGCCGTGCGTGAAGGCCGCACCGATGAAAGTCTTTTTGTCCTGGCCTTCAGAGCGGTAACCGGCCCGTGTCAAGCTGGCGCGGGCCAGTTCGGTCAGCGTGAAGCCGCGAAAGGGGTTGGCGCCTTCGGCCTTGACCACGCCAGCGCGGGCCAGCAGCGCCTGCGTCGTGCCCTTGCGCGCCTTGTCGGTTTCATCTTCCAGCGTGACGATGTTCTTGCCATTGACGCTGGAGGCGTCTTTGCCCAGGACGGCCAGCAGCTTCAGGCCGGCAGCTTCGGGCGAGCAGGCATGGTCGTCCTCACATTCGAGCTGCAGCGCGGACACGCCCTCACGGCTGGCGAAGCCTTGAAAGCTGGCGCGGATCTGGCCGCGACGCGCTTTGTCTTCGGCCAGGACCGCAGCGGGATCTTTAGGGGTGGCGGCGGGGGTTTGGTTGGCCGCCGAGGTTGGGGTTGACATGGAAAGCTCCTGAGATGGTGCGGCGGCAGCCGCGAGAATGCCCACGGTCTGCAAAGCTGCAGGCAGTGAGCGGTAACGGTTAAGTGGCAGATCCCGGCTGGCAGACGCGGCCACGGGCATCGGGTCGGTGATGGCATCGACAAACTTCTCGGCGAGCGCCTGCTCGGCCGTGTAGTAGTGGTCCTTGCCATCGGTGAGCAGCGCCAGCATGGCCGGCTGGTCGCCCGTGCGTGCGGCGTAACTGGTAGACATGGCAGCGGCCCAGACATCGAGCTGGTCGGCCAACTCGCGCAGCTCGACGCTGTTGCCGGCTGCATACGTCCAGGGGCCGTGAATCATGAGCATGGCGTTGTTGGCCATGTTGACCTTGTCGCCGGCCATAGCGATCAGGCTGGCGATGGAGAACGCCATGCCATCGATCTCGATGGTGACCTCGGCTTTGTGCCGGCGCAATGCGTTGTAGATCGCCAGGCCGTCCGGCACCGAACCGCCAATGCTGTTGATGCGCACAGTGATGGCCGTGGCATCGATCTCGTTGAGTTCCTTGACGAACGTGGCGGCCGATACGGTTTCCTCGTACCAGCTCTCGCCAATGTCGCCGTAGATGTAGATTTCGGCTGCTGCCACCACGCCCAGCACGGCAGCGGCCATGGCGGTGCGGCGGCGGATGGCGTACCAGGGAGTTGCTTTCTTGCTCATTTCACATGACCTCTAAAAGAGTTGCATCGGGACAGATGCTTGTCAGTGTGTAAGAAAGTGCGTCCGGTTTTTAGGGGAGAAACCGGACTATTTGAAGCTACCTTTAAGATGACCGGTAAATTCTCTAACCTTTGCGATGTTCACATTTCTAGGATTTATAGAATTTCAATGTCCACGCTCTTGGGGCAAGGTATTTTTATTGTTAGATATTTAAAGAAAATTCAGAATGAATAAAGACAACGTACTCACTAAACTGGAACTGTTTCGTGATCGACTGCTAAGCGATGTTTTGAGCGCGTACTCAAGGCGTGGGTCCTCTTTCGGGCGAGAACGTATGGCGGCATGGAGAAATCAATTCGGAAAATTTTTAGATGAAAGCCTTCCTGGAGCTTCAAAAAGACTAGATGAAAAGCTGCATAAATTTGCATTTTTCGTGGCTAGTAATGAGTCTGATGAAGATACGTTTATGCGGGAAGATGGTGAGCCATGTTTAGCTTTCATTGATTCATTAAAAATAGACGTTACAAATGATGAGTACAGTTTTTCAGAACCACGAGAGGTTATTCAAGATCAAAAACCAAAAAAACCCTCGCTATCTAATAAACGCGTTTTCATAGTGCACGGTCACGACGATTTACTAAAGTCGAAGACAGCAAGGTTCATAGAGAAGTTAGGGTTTGAAGCCGTTATCTTGCATGAGCAGGCCAGCAAAGGTATGACAATCATTGAGAAGATTGAAGCGAATTCTGACGTTGGTTTTGCTATCGTTCTTTACACTGGTGATGATGCCGGCAATACGAAGTTAGCTGCAGAAAAAGGTGAGCTTAATGTTCGGGCTAGACAAAATGTTGTATTCGAACACGGCTTTTTGATCGCGAAGCTCACGCGTGGACACGTTGTTCCACTTGTAAGTGGAAAGGTTGAACTCCCGGGCGATGTTAGCGGAGTGGTGTACGTCGATGACACGAATTGGCAAATGGAGATTGCCAAAGAGATGCGGGGTGCAGGTTATGTTATCGATTTCAACAAGATTTTGTGAATCTAACTATTTCGGCATGTGCTGAACACCAACCTTAATGACAGCCTTTGATCCTGACGACCAACTGCTGTTAAATTGAAAAAGGCATTCATTTTCAATACTGGTCTGACCTTATTGGTTATTTGTGTTGTCGTTTACTCCCTGCGCGTTGTCGGCGGTTTCCTGTTGCTGCACAGTCGGTACAGCCGACACGCTGACCGTAGTCTGGCGCGTGGCTGCATTACTGCTGAAGACAAGGTCCTTTTCTTTGGCCGTGGTTCTGAAGGTGGATATCTGCTCCAGCACGTCATTCGGATTGGCGCCACGCTTGCGAATGACTTCGACCTCACTGGCAAAGCCGGCCTGCACCAGTTTTTCCCAGGCAGTCGCCTCATGCATCGGGTTGATCCAGGGCATCGACTGGCCGACAAATAGGCAGTCGTTTTCCGTGCCGGGCTTGAGGTCTGCAGGCATGCGAACCACCCCGCTCAAATGCGCCGCGATCACGAACTGGTCATAGGCTGGCTGGACAATGGCCGAAGAGAAATCGTCCGACAGCACGGCGTAATTGACCCACTGCTCGACCAGCTCCTGGCGCTGCGCGCTGTAGGTGCCGTTGTAGTCCCGGCTCAGGCTGGAGTAGCTGGTGCCAATACCAGCGGCGAACGCACGCAACTGGCCGGCGCGCCAGCCGATCAGATTGGGGTTGGGCCGGTTGCTGTTGATCATGCCGATCTCTTCGCCGGCCACCAGGTCATCGATGATCATGCCCGGCTCCATCTGCAGTTCACGCGGCTTGACATGACCGTCTTCGTCCTTCTCAAGGCCTTCGCCGGTATAGCCCGTTTCGGTCGCGGCCAGGCGCTTGACGTAAGCCGTCATCGATGCCGCCACCTTGGCCGCGATCCGCTCGGACTCCTCGTACTCTTTCAGATCTTCGCCCCGGGTAATCACGCTGGCAAACTCCGACACGCCGCGGGCCTGGCCGATGCGGTCCATCTGGGCAATGTGCAGCACGTTGTCCGATGAGATCCGCTTGAGCGATGCGCTGCTATTGAGCCAGGCCAGCTGCTCGCGGGGATCGGACTTGTACACCCAATACGCCCGGCAGCGCCCCCAGTTGTTGAACTCCATACCCTGGCGGATGAACTTGTCTGGGTCGTCGTAGTCCAGCGGCACCATGTCGGGCTCGAACATTTCCAGCGAAAACGGCACGCGCGTGCCGTGGTCCAGTCCGGGCACGGTGCCCGTGAGCATCTGCGCAAAGGCCTCGCCGTCGCGCAGCCAGGTCTTGGCCAGCAGCCGCTGCATTTGCGCGTCCGAATGGCGCCGCGTGACTTCCGGGCAGCGCTGCCAGTCGCGCCGGGCCTCGCGCAGCGCCGCCGCGTATTCCTTGTGGATGGTGCCATCCATCCGGCGCGGCTGCGGCTCCACGCCGATTCCGTTGGGTCCCACCACGTTGTTCACCAGCGTGCGAATGGCGCCCCGGGACAGGTCGTGGTTGCGCTCCAGAAACCGCGCCTGCGCTCGCAATGCCGCCGCCGATGAGCCGACCAGCGTGTTCGGGCTTTGGTTGGCTTTGCGCACCTTGCGCTGCTTGCTGGGCGCCGCTGCCTCATAGACCGCAAAGACGCGCCGGGCCTGCGCCCGCTGCACCGCCTTGACGGGATTCGTGACAGAAACAACCCGGTCAAATGCCGAGCCGAGGGTTTGAAGTAGTTTCACGGGATGCCTTAGTTGAAGCGTGCGGTTTTGTAGCGAAGACCGCCAAAGGTTGGAACGCCAGCGGCGCGAGCGGCTTCGGTGCTGACCCGGCCTTCCCATTCGCGCCGGCCTTTTTGAATCACGTCCAGGTTCTCCATGGTGTGGGTGCGACCGGCGAACTGAATCGTCTTGCCGGCGAGGATGGCGGTTTCGGCGTCCAGGTAAAGCTGGAGCATGGTGGTGGATGTGGTCATGCCGTTACGCTACCTGCATCCATGTCCGGTTTCTAGGGGAAGAACCGGACTTTCAGACCGAGGCGACAAGCTGCGAATCCTTGAGGTCACGACGTGCGCAGATTTCATAGACCCGGGTGCGGCTGACATTGAACTTCGCCATGACATGCACCAGGTTCTTGCCATCGAACTCGCGCCGGATGCCGGCGTCCCGGTCGGAGCGGTCCGGCGCAGGAATGTACAGCTCGCCCCCGCCCATGCGACGGCGCAGGCCTCGCACCACAGCACTGGCAAATACCGAGGCAATGGCTTCATGCATGCCGATCTCCTCGCGCACGATCTCAACCAGATCCTGCTGCAGCTGCACCGCGGCGTCTTCGGCCTGGCCGGCGGTGAGGGCTTTGTGTTTTGTTTTGGTCATGGTCATTTATCTGAATCCCCTGGAGGCCCAATCTGGGCTGGCAAACGAACTGGCTCGGCGGCGCGGTCGAACCGGGGCCGCAGGTGGTGGTGGTGAAACGGGCTGGGCAAGCAACGACTCGGGCGCCTGTGCAGACGCCTGCACGGACTCAAGTGGCCCGGACTGCGCAGGCGATGCCGGCTGTGCAGACGCCTGCACCGGATTGGCCTGCGCGGGCATTACCAGCGCCGGCATGTCAACCGGCAACAGCTCAGCCTGGCGCAGCCGGCGCTCGGCAATGTCCCACTGCATGGGCTTTCTCAGGTGCAGCTTGAGGTGGCGGTAGAGGTACAGGGCATAGACGGTGCAATCGAGCGCCTCATGCGCCCGGTCCTTGCGCTCTTTCCAGACGCGCTTGCTGGGATTGTTCCGGCTCGGAATCTTGATCTCGCCCAGAATCTGCTCATAGAAGTCATCGCGCACGCCCTCATACCAGTGCATTCGCCCGGGGCCGCTGCCTTCCAGGCGAATGCGTCCACCCTGCTCCGACCAGCCCAGCAGCAGATCCTTGGCCTTGGCCGTACCCACCAAGTGGACCATCACGCCTGCCCGGCTGGCCTTGGTGGCGCGGTGGTTCGGATCGATGGCCTTGGGCGGCGTCCAGATCTCGACCTTGCCGACATTGTCCGAGGCGCCCTTCATGGCCAGCACGGGCCGGTCGTGGCGGTGGTGCTTGCGGCAAAACGCATACACCGCGTCGCTGGTCTGGCCGTCGCCCGAGTCAATGCCGACCACACGAATGCCCAGGCCTGCGCCGGACGCATGCAAGATACCCCGGGCCATGAACTGCTCCAGTTCGATCCAGGCGCCGGCATGCTCAACCACGGTTCTGCCGTAGAACTCGCCCCAAAACGCCAGCCACATTTCCTCGCCCCGACCGAACACCCAGACGGTGACCGCGACCCGGTCGTGCTGCACGTCCACCGTCATCAAGGCCTCGACCGCTCCGGCCGGACACGTCATTTCATGGTATTTCTCGGCACGCGCCCGCAGCTCATCCTCTTCAGGCAGCTCGCCCTTGTATTCCCAAGTAAGGCCCAGCGTGCTGTTGTAAAAGGCGATCATGTCGTTGACGTCGCCCTTGTCCATGTTGTCTTTGGCTTCGAGGTATTTGCGGGCCAGGACCGGAACGCGGGAGCCGTCAAACGTGCTGAGCAGCTCGTTCAGGTAAAAGCCCGGCACGGTGCTGTCGGCCGTGGCGATCCAGCCGGCACCGGCTGATTCGGCCCGGCGCAGGTTGGAAATTCGGTCTTCATCGGTCCAGACGGTCGCACAATGCGGGCAGGTGTAAAACGAATCCTCCCATCGCTGCGTGCCATACACATCACGCGGAGCGGTACCCTCGGGCGCTTGCGGGATGGTGACGTTTTCCCAAGCCAGGACGTGCGCCTCACCGCAGGAATGGCAGGGCACATGAAAATAGCGCTTGTCGCTTTTTTTCATTTCGTCTTCGATGGCGCTGGCGTCCTTGGCCGTGGGCGTGCCGCCGATCAGGATCAGGTGGTCGTTGTAGGTTTTGGCCCGTTCTTCGAGCAGCTTCAAGCTGTTGCCCTGCCCCTTGACGTTGCTGCTCGCGTCATCGGGCTCCTCGACCACCACAAGGCGAGCGCTGGTGGACTTCACATCGCTCGGGCTGTTGGTGCCGACCAGCTTGATCAGCCCGCCCGGGAAACGCTTGCGCAGCATGCTGTTGCCCTGCGCCCGGCTCTTGAGTGCAATGCGCTTGCACAGCACGGGCGTGGACAGGATCATGGGGTCGAGCTTTTCGCTGGCAAAGTCCTTGGCCGCCATCGAGCGCGGGAAAGCGGCCACGATCACGCTGGGCCGGTAATGGATGTGATATCCGATGACGTTGCAGACGATGCCGGCCGTGTAGCCAACCTGAGCACTCTTTTGCACCGCGATCTTGCGGGTGCCCGGCAGGCTGGCCGCGTCGGCAATGCCTTTGAGCGCAGGCGACACGTCCCAGCTGAAGCGGCCCTTGAGCGCCGATTCCTCTTCGCTCAGCACACGGTAGTTTGTCGCCCAGCTGGTGATCGTCAGTTTAGGCAGCGGGCGGTGCTTGAACCACACGCGGCCAAACATGGCGCGCACGGCCACGCGGGCCAATGCAGCCGCATTGAATCCGCCAGGCGTGCCAAGCATCAGGCGTCATCTCCGTGATACCCGTCTTCGTCGGAGGCCTCGTCCGGCTCGATATCATCTTCTTGCATGGCGGCACGCCAGTTGGAGAGCTTGACCAGGTACGCCTCGAACGTGGTGCGCAACAGTTCTTCCAGCGCAGGCTTTTCCATGCCGATGGAGAGCGACGCAATGCGCGGCGGCTCGCCCAGCAAGTACTCCCTGGCGGCTATCACGGCGCCTTCCCACATCGGTTCGATCTCCGAGGCCGGGATCAGCTTGCCGGCGTCGCGCAGCATTTCCTGCTCCAGCTTGTCGCCCTGCAGCCGCGACAGCCGATCCTTGGGCGTCTCGCTCCTGATCTTGGACACCTCGCGCCCCACCATCCAGGCGATGCAGGCAGGCGACTCGTACTCGCTCGGCACGCCCGGCCCGCCTTGAAAAGCGACCGGAAAACCGAACACCTGCCACTCGGTGATGGTCTTGGGTGCCACGCCAAACAGCGCTGCGATCTGCTCTTGCCCCTTGATCCTCATACTTACTTACCTCCAGTGAAACCTGTGAACTAGAAAAAAATCGAGGTTCGAATTACCCGTACAGCGCACCCTTTCGGGAGGACCCATTGACCCGGCGGGGGTCGGGCCGACCGACTGGCGACGGGCAATCAAGTTCAAACGCCGGCCGCCTCTCGAATGCGAAAGCGAAGGCGACGGTCCAGGTATTCCTGCACGTCCACCGACTTGGCCACGCGCTCCATGCTCAGGCGCGCCTGATAGATTGGTGCCTTGACGAACATCAGCACAGGCCTGACGTCCACACCGTAAGGACCAGACGCCGCCCAGATGCCAGGCGCGAGGTGCTGCGTCTTGCCGCTGCGCAGATGGCCATACGCCACGAAGTAGCGCCGCCCTGCGGTCTTGGCCGTGCCTTTGTGGATCGAGCGCTTGCGCTTGTCGGTCATGTTCGCCTTGTAGCCCTGCTCGCCTGCAGCTTGAAAGTAGGTGATCAGCTGCACCAGGAACGGGCCGCGCACATTGCCGCGCCCGTCATCGCTGCCCGGGTACGGCGTGGCAGGGATGGCGGTGTAGTAGCCAGCAGGCAGGATGCCGGCCCGGCGCAATGCCGCTTCGCTGCGCTTGTCACGCCGGGCGCCGCCGAATTCCTGCGCCTGGAGAATCTTCTGCGGATCAATGCCCTTGCCGCCCATGTAGGCAGGCGCAATGCTGGCGGTCAGCTTGCCGGGCGTGGCCAGGATCACACGCGGGCTGCTGACGATGTACGGCGTGGGCCGGTCGAACACGGACTTGATCTCTGCCTGCATGGCCCGGCGCACCTGAAAGGCGGTGTCGTTGATCGCCTTGGCATACGCCACCCGCGCCTGATCGCCGCTCAGCTGCTTGAGCGTGTCAGCGACCGCGCCCAGGTTTTCGATCTTGAGGGAAATTTCCATGATGGCTTATGCCGCCCTGGCCTGCTGGCGCTCAGCCATCGCACCCATGACCCGGGCCTTGTAAACCGGGAACTGCTCCATCGCGTCCCACGCCTTGATGCCCAGCTGCAGCGCAATCTGCTCGACATGGCCCCGCGAGCCTTCGACATGCACCACACCGGCAACTTCAGCCACGCCGCCAGCAGCATCCGTCACCTGGTCAAGCCAGCGCTCGCCGTTCAGCCAAGCCGAAGCCTTGGGCACGTACCGGCCTGCATCGCGCAGCCAAGCCTCGCCAGCGGCCTGCACCCGAACGGCTTGAAGAATTCGCGCCTGCAGCGCAACATCGGGCGCCAGCTTGTCCCAGCGCTTGCGGGCTTCGGCTTCGGCCAGTTTCTTCGGATAGGTTTTCCAAAATTCAGCAAACCCACTCGCCGCCCCCTTGGGGGTAGGGGGTGTATTTAACTCATTGGTATTAATTGATACTAGTGTCCGTTTGGCGGACGGGTCTAGTCCGGCTGGCGGACGGGTCGGGTCCGTTTGGCGGACGGGTCCGGCTGGCGAACGGGTCCGGCTGGCGGACGGGTCAAAGGCTTTGTCCGGATAACGTTCGCCTGCCCAGTTTTCAGGCGTGACCCAGTACGTTGTATTGCGCCCGCTCTCCCGATTGGGGGCAATGACCTTTTGCTCTTCAAGAAAGTTGAGCGCCTCAATGACCGCCGACCGGCCCCAGCAGGTGCGCATGCACAGGTAGTCAATCGAGGGAAACGCAAAGCCGTGGTCGTTCGACATTTCGGCCAGCTGCATCAGAACATTTTTAGCAACGCCGGGCATCTTGAGGCGGACGCAGGCGGTAGATATCAGGAAGCTCACGAATCAATCCTTTGATATCAGTAAGGCAAATCGGGTTGCGTGGGCGCCAAGCTCACAGGCAGCACCGACCGTTCGCTCCAAGCGCAGAGCCTGGACTCGGCAGCGTGCACCAGGCGCTTGGCTTTGACCAGCGCATGGACGCGTGCCGAAACCGTGGACACATCGATATCACGCGAAAACCTGTCCTGGTACAGATGCTTGATCTCGCGCAGGCTCAGGTCTTTGCGCCCGGCAGCGCACGCCTTAGATATCACTTCAAAGATGTCGTCGCCCTGCGTGTTCTTGCCGGGCTGCGAGAGGCGCGCCAGTGCCTGGCGGGATGTGGTGGCAACGTTAGATATCACTTTGAATCCTCGGAAGTGCGGGGCACCCTGTTGCGCACCAAGGCGCCAAACGCATTGATCGCGCCGATCAGCTCGCCCTGGTGAAACTCGACACGATTGATCTGGGTGCGCGTGACCGGCAAGCCCGAAGCCGTCGCGTCACAGGCCGCACGGGTCAACTCGGCAAGGGCATCTTGAATGCGCGCCTGGCCATCGAGCAGGCTGGTGGGCTCGACCGGGTTGATCCGAATGCAGACATATCCCTCGGCAGCGGCCAGCGCCTGAGTCGGCCCGATATCACCCGTTGCATGCTGCAGCAGCTGCAGCTCATCGACCCGCAGATGGTGCGTGTCGTTGTTCAGATTGGCCTTGTGCTGCAAGGTGTTGGCCGACACGCCCGAGCGCTTGGCCAGCGCCAGGACACCGCCAGGAAATGAATGCACCAGGTGCGCGATGGCCATGCGCACATCACGACCGGCCGGGTTGGCTGGAAGCGCCTCATTTTCGCCATAGGCAAGGCCAGGTGGAATTGAGATAGTTGGTCTCATGAAAAGCACCTCACGGATGAAAAGGAAAAATCATGGATTCGACGCTCGACAACCAAGTCATCAAACTTCAATGCCTGCATTGCGAGGGATCGCTGGCCGAGCGCATTGCCGGCCTGGCGGACGGTCCGATGCCCAGCTGCAGCACCTGCGAAGCCGCAGTCCAGGGGTATGCGGATCTGCTCAGGGCCGAACTGGCCCGGATCGATCAGGCGCTGGCCGACTGCCAGGGCAAGCTCGACGCGGCGCTGTGGAAAGACTGGGAAATGCTGACCAGTCAGCGGCAGTGATGAAAGCATCACAAGCCCTGCCCCACGCCTTGGGTGCTTTCAAATACGACAGCACCAACAAGTTCGGGAAAGAAGTTGGGAATCAGGTAGCCTTTGGTCCAAGCAGTACCAAAAACGAACCCGACAACGAACAAGATGGCAACGACCCAATCAAAGAATTTCAAAGTAACGTACCTCAAGCTGTTGTCGAACAGTGGGAATCCCGAGAAGTCCGACTACTGGGCCGCAAAGGAGTTGATCGACAATTTCCATGCAACCGGTCAATACATAACAAGCAGGTCTCGCGAATCGCACGGCGAAGTCACCGCCCTGGTTGGCTTCGCGCCGACATTGAGCGGAAGGCTGTTTGCGGACGAGTTGACCGCCCAACTGCGCAAAAACACTTGGCGCTACCGGCTCATGCAAGCTGCATTTGCAGTTTTCATGTTTTTGGGCGGTTGGCTTGCCGCAGTTATGAATCAGGTAACGGCTTCGGCCATCACCAAATGGTTGGGTATTGGCTGATATCACGAACCCTGCCCTGCGTTGTTGATATCAAGGTGCCGGACACGCAAAAGGCGAGCATCCCCAAAGCTGGACAATGGAGTTGTCACACGACCATCAGCAACAAAGGGAATGCTCATAAATGGAAACCGCCACAGCTATTGCAGCCCTTCAGGCTAGCTACACCTTCCTTAAAGATGTCGCTGGATTTACGCTCAACGAGCGCGACCGCCAGAAATTTGCGGCCCTCCAGATCGATCTCACGGACAAGATCATTCAGGCTCAAGCCAATATCATTGAGGTACAAAACGCCATCACCAGCAAAGGTGTTCTTCTGCGCGCTCTCCAGGAACGCATTAGCGACATGGAGCGAGATGATCGGGAGTGCGGCAGATATCAGCTTGCAAAACTGGGCCTCGTTGGGGATTTCTTCGCGTATAAGCTGCGACCGGCGAGCGAACTCCCGGAGCGGGCCGACGAGCCGGAGCATTTCTTGTGTCAGCCTTGTTTCGATGCCGGCAAGAAGAGCGTCTTGCGCGTGTCCAAATACACTGCCTTTTGCCTCTTGTGCAAAGCCAGTGTTCAGACCGACTTCCGGCCCGCACTTCCCGTCAACAGGAGCAGAGGAATCGACCGCGACAGATGGTGATTGGCCATCAGGAGTAAGCAAGCGGGCCAGCGCAGCCGCCCATTCAGGGCTTAGCGAACGACTGATAACCCGGCGACCAGACCACAGCGTCAGGACAACCTCGCCAAAAGCATCAAGCGGATCAGCCGCAACTGCAAAAGCCAGTTGTGACCGGACATGCCTCTTAGCGTGGCGATTTTTCAATTTTCGAGCACTAGCCATCTCAGACCCCCTGCCCTTCGCTGGCGATATCTACCTGCCTACGATCAACAGTCCGGTGCGGCACCAGAGAGATGCGCTTTTCCGGACCGTCAAACTGTTGTTTAACCATGCGCCGGTCAGTCGGGCCAATGCGCCGCTCTTGTAACGCCAGCCCATCGGCCAACTTCATGAAAACCTCTTGAGGCGTTGGCATGGCTTGGCTTTCGGATTCTGCGGGCCGGTCGCTGGCCAGCAAGCTGCCCCCAAAGTAGTCAGCCAGCTTTTGCACATGCTGCACCCCTGGATTGGGCGTGCGGCCCGATGCAATCTTTTTCAGGGTTTCATACGGAATGCCGGTGTCGCGTGCCACCTGCGTCCAGGGAATCTCACGCGCAGCCAACTTGGCCAGAACATGGCTGTGTAAGTTAATAAACATAGGTCGCATTATGAGTCCGAATTCGGAACTTCACAAATCCATTATTGTTCTTTTTGATGGGCCAAACTAGAAACATGGATACAACAGCCATTCTTTCTAAAAATCTCAAAGGCTTGATAGACGCAAACGCTGGTCTTACAGAGCATTCGCTGAGCATCCTTGCGGACGTCCCAAAAACGACAATTCGTCGAATGCGATTGGATGAAGGTGCCGCTCAAATCGATAGCGTAGAAAAGGTCGCCAAGGCCTTCAAGCTGCGGGCCTGCGACATTCTTGACCCGGACCTGCTCAAGCGGCTGGCCGCCGGCGAGCCTTTACGCATGGGGGAGCCGCGCCCGCCCGTTATGCCCGATGAGGAGTGGCGCGCCATGTCACCGCGGGCGCGCGCGCTCGTCGAAGATTTGTGCACCCGCACGCTGGCCGGACAACTAGAAGAAGGCGACATTGCCTGGCTGCACGACAGCCTGCAGCGCATCAACCCACCTGCCCAATCAACGCCCGTGGCGGACATGGTGCTAAAAGCCAAGCCGGTCACCCGCACCACCGACCTCGTTAACAAGGCCGCCAACAAGTCATGACCTACCAGCCCAACCACTTCCTGATTGGACTGGCCAACCCCGATAATTTCATTACCCCCTACCGGTGGGCCAATGACGACCAGGACAATGTCTGCCCCGTGCTCCACTGCCAGTTTGACCTGCCCGGCACAGGCCCGACTGACGTCTATGCCAAGGCCATCGACCTCTCGGTGCGGCAAGGCGTCGTGATGTGCCTGAACGAGATCAGCGGCTGGTTGCTGGCCCGCGCCGGCCAACTGCCGGTCGCCGCCTCGGCATTCCTGGCCAACATACGCTCCAGCGAACTGCCAGCCTTCACACACGGCGCCTTGCCCCCTGAGTTGCCCGGCGGCGTGCGCCTGTTCTTTTGCACGCAGGAGATCAGCCGCACCCAGGCCACCGGGCTGTTAAACACCGACGCACTCATCACCGAGCAAGCCCACTGGCCTCACGTGCATGACGCCATCGCCCTTGACGAATACACCGGCAACTCTGACCGGCACCCCTACAACATGGTGCGAAAAGCGCACCAGGACTTTGCGCTGATCGACCACGGCAGACTGCTGTACCGCAATGCCGAGCCCTGCTGGCACGGCGATGAGCTCGAAGGACTGCTGGACCATGGGTTTGCCAACGCCATCCACCACAATATGTATGTATACGGCAATATCAGCGCATCGGCCGCCCGAACAGACGGTTTCAAGCGGTGCAGTGACAGCGCCTTGCATCAGGCGCAAAATATGCGTTCTGTGTTCTTCGAAATCGCCTACTGGTGCGCCAAGCTGTCGCCAGGCACAAGCGCCCAATGGCTTTATTTTTTGAACGAGCGCATGCACCGCGTAGACTCGCTTTTGTCCAAACGATTTGGGATTCTTAACCTGACTTCACCTCATGCATTCGCTGTTGCAACTCCTTGACCCAAAAGACATACCCTTCAAGCCCAGGGCTGAAGGGATCTGGCAAGTTGCACGCCTATGTCTGGACAGGGCCACGGGCGAACAGCTTAACGTCGGCGTGGTGTTTACAGATCATCAGGGCGGCGGCATCACCAGCCGGTTTCTGAGCAACCTGTCAGGGCTGCGCTGCCTGTACAACGACGACATGGCCGACGATGCAGGTTTCTTGATTGATCAGGCCGAGCAAGCGCTGGGGCAAGGAGTCCGGATTCCTTCGGGGTGGAACATCTCTTTGGGAGAACCGTTGTTCGTGCGTGGTGAAACGCCGCAGAGCATTGTGGACAGCATGTTTAAGCGCATGGTGCCGCTGGGATCACGCGAAAACGCGGCCGAGCGGCTCGATGGCGACGACCATGCCCACACCACGCGCAATGTTCGCAAAACTGTACGTGAATTGCTGAGCAAGCACATGCACAGCAAAAAAGCGCCAGAATTCTGGCGTGCAGCACCTGTGGTGTCGGCCCAGGACGGCGGCGAGGTGCAGATTGATTTGCAGATTTTCGGTGCCGGCAAAGAAGGCGACTACAGAGGCTCGATTGCCTCAGCCTGGTACAAAACCCATTACCACCGCAGCGCCTACCTAGACAGGGCGGCTAATGCGGTGCTCAAGGCCCGCGAGGTTTACCCTAGCGCTTCCAACATCATGTACCTGCTGCAGCCACTGGACATTGAGGGCTTTACCAGGGCAGACATGGGCGTGATTCAAAAGGAAATTGACGGCTTGTCCTGGCTGCTTAAAAAGAGCGGCGCCAAGTTGCACGCATTCAGCAGTGAACGGGCCATGGCCCAGAACATTCTGGAAGACATGGGCGTGATCTAGCCAGCCAGTGACGCACAGTGCAAGTGCAAGACAAAGGATTTTCCTTAGCCCGCCCGTAGCTTGGCACGCTCCCTGATGTGCTGTTGTCGGGCCAGCCATTTTCGGCGCCGGCCTTCTATGCGCGCCACGGTACGCGGCCAGTCCAGGGTGACAAAGCCTTCTCCGCCAGCGGCAAGCACGTCGCCGGTTATGGCCAGCAAGGGATCAATGCCAAAGTGCAAATAGCAATACTCTGCATGACCAAATTCGGCCATATCGGCCACCTTGTGGCAAGCCTTGCGAATTTGACCTTCAGTAGCGCTCTGCACCAAATCTTTAAGATAGGCTCGCACAATGTCCACGGCCCACTGGGCTTGCATGGGCCCGTTTCCCTGGCGCTTGCGAGGATGCACCGCCAGGTTGGCCATGCGGCTGACAAGACAGTGCAGCGGGTGCAGCACCCGCAACTTGATACTGCCGCCATCGGGTGCGGGCACTTCGATTTCAGCGGCCAACTGGTCTATTTCCTGATTTTCAAGGCCGGTGACGCAACGCAAAAAATCCATCATCAGCACCTGGCTCTCTACCCGCTCCAGGTACAACAACGCTGCGGCGGTGGTGGAGTCATCAAATGAAGGGCTCCACAACTCGGTATGCTCAACGCCCAGCAAATTGGCCAGCCATACCGCATCGGAACGGTCCCCCAGCCAGTCGGTGTCTTCGGTTAACGGGTGGAGCTGGCCGTTGGGCGTAGGCACCTTGAGGAGCACGCCCCAGGTTTCCAAGGCTTGCCCACCCACTAATACCAAGCGGTCGGGCTCTTGCGTCACCTTGCTGGTGACATAGAAGAAATCATCCCGCGTGAAGGGCGTGATGCCCCGCTGGCCGGCTATCGTGCTCAGCCTTTTGGCCTGCCTTACAGGCTGGGCCAACGAACAATCACGCCTTGGACGTCCTTGGGAAAGAAACCAAAATCTTGCGCCGCTTCACGCGCAGGTGGACTCACGTGCGATGCGGAGGCGCTAAGGGCCACGGCTTTAACCCTTTGCAAAGAGACGTTTTTCCCGTCCAGTCTTGCTTCGTTTATGCGCGGCCCATTGGAAATGCGTGATGGTGAGTAGTAAAGCTTCATAGGAATTACCCCCTGGAAAGTCTATTTGGCGACACCTTTAGGGTACCAGATATCAATGAAAGGCTCTGTTTTTGTTGGGCATTCACCAACAGCAGCACAGGAAACATTCAACCTGCGGAACCAGAGTTCAAAAGCATTCAACAAATTCCGTATAGGACCCGTTGATATTCCGAATAATAAACATTGTTCCGTTATTGTTATTGCATATGTTCCTTATTCGGAATATTATTCTCCTAACGCAGCGAATCCTCGAAGCGCCAGGCAGCCATAAGCCGACCCCCACCTTGCGGGCTTATTTACCTCGGAGGCTCAATTGAACACCCCTTCCCCCAGCGAACCCTGTGCAGACGCCTGCACAGCCAGCGCCAAGCGGCCCGTCAAGGCCCGCCGAATGCCTTTCCCCATGCTGCCGAAAACAGGCGATGGCGCCAATTTCTGGTTGCCTGCGTGGACTCGCGAGACCGCCAAGCTCGAAGCTCTGATGGCTTTCAGTCGCCTGCTGTCCACACAAAAGGCCTGCGACAAAAGCGAGCCGCTCTATCTCGCAATGATCAGCAGCGAAATCAAGCTCAAAGAATCGGCAGATATGTCTCTTGAGCAGCTAACAAACACGGGTGGCCTGATGTTCGCCTTTCCAGAAAGCACCAAGCTCATGCAAGGCGGTGCCACATGCTGAGCTTTCGCATCCTGATCCCCGGCGTGGCCGAATACACCGGCGTCTTTGCGGGCCAACTGCAGGCCGCGCTTGACGCCGAGCAGCGCTACCCCGACGCACCGCCCGCCTGGACGTTCCTGCTGCCAGCCGATGGTGCCGCGACCGTTCATTACATCCAGTAAACCGCAATGTCCGAGCCAAGCACCCTTCCGATCCGCGCCTACCTGCGCATGAGCGCCGGCACCTGCATGGCAGCAGACACCACGCGGGGCATGGTGCTGGTGCTGCGCGACACCGCCGGGCTGTTTCCGGACGGCATCACGGTGCAGTGGCTGGGCAAGGAAGCCGCCACGTTTTACGACCGGCACCGCAACGAACTCACCTCGGGCCGGTGCCTGGACCTAGAACTCTTTCACTTTCGCAGCGTGCAGAACCAGCTGCGCGCCAGCGTCAAGACCTGCCAGCTTGCGCCCCTGGCGCCCAGCTGGCTCAAGCATGCCGAAAAACCCGCCACCCCACAAACTCCAGGACTGCGCATCGTATGACCACCGTCACCATTGTTTTAATCGATCTGCCTAAGGGCAAGGGCGTTGCCGTGCAAACCGATGCCGGCACCCCCCGCATCGGCCAGCAACGCACCCCAGCCGAGGCATTGGCCATGGACTTGCTGCGCACCTGCAACCGCCAGGCCGACAGCGTGCAGTACGGCCAGGCCAGCGCCGCGCTGCAGGGCGAACTCATCCAGGCACAGGCATGATGCGCTCGGACATCATTGGCCTGTGCGGCCTGGCCGGAAGCGGCAAGGACACGGTGGCCCAGCTGCTGGCAACGCACCTGCGGTTTTCGCAGATGGCGTTTGCCGATGCACTGCGCACCGAGATCTGCCAGGCTTACAAGATCGACCTGTCCATGTTGACTCGGCGCGACACCAAGGAAGAGCCTACCCAGGCCCTGGCGCTGAGCCGATGCAGCACCGACAACGGCTTTGCGATGGCGGTGATCGAGCAGTGCAAATGGTTAGAGCCCGGCAAGAGCGTGAAAGAGGAATTTTCCGCTCCCCGCTCGCCACGGCAAATCATGCAATGGTGGGGCACCGAATACCGCCGCACCTACTGCGGCCAGGACTACTGGACACGCACCCTGAAAGCCCGGGTTCATGCCCAGCAGCAAAGCAACCAGTTCCGCCACGTCATCAGCGACGTGCGGTTTGCGAATGAAGCGGCAGCGGTGCGCGCCATGGGCGGCGTGATCTGGGACATCAGGCGGCCAGGCCTGAAGCACAACACCAGCCACATCAGCGAAGCGGACGGCAGCCAGTTTGCGCCGGACCTGGTGATCCACAACTGCCACGACATCAAGCACCTGCAGGGCGTTGTCACGGGTGCCTGGCTGATGGCCGAAACCGGCATGGGCGATGCCGATGTGATCGACATGGGCGCCACTTATTCCAGGCTGAGCCGGTCATGATGCGCACCACGCCATCGCCCCAGACGCTGCGCATGCTCGCGGCCGTCGCCATGCGTGAATTTTCGCTGCGCCACCAGCGCGCTGCCCTGCCCGTGCAGATGCCTGCACCGTCCGCGTATGTGGTCCAGATGTGCGACTTGCCGCACGTTGCGCGCCATGTCCTGCGCTTCATGGACAAGGTCCAGCTGGCCAGCGCACAGACATTGCGCCGCGAGATCGGCCGGGAAAGCGACATGCTGCCCGCTCTCGGCGCCCTGATCCGCCACAGGCTGATCGAGCCGGTGTACCGCAGCTACCGCATCACGCCGGCAGGCACCGCCTGCGTCAGCGCAGAGCCGGGCTATGCCCAGTTGCGCCGCACCGTCTTTCCATTAAGTCATTAAGCCCAGGAGTCCACCATGGCCAAAGCCCCCAAACTCTCGACCCTGCTGATCGGCAAGGAGGTCAACCTCAACCTGAATTTGAGCGACATCGATGGCGATGCGCATCCCTACGCCGGCAAGAAGGTCCAAATCATTGCGCGCAACAGCAAGACCCACTACCAGATCGCCACCGACGACGGCAAGGTCTTCGTGGTCACGACCGACGACTGGAACACGTATGACCCGACCAAGGTATATCCGGGTGACCACCTGGTCAAGCAGCTGGCCACGATCAACCTCTACACGGACGCCAAGGTCAACCGCGTCGAGCAGCTGCTGCTGGGCACGGTACACGAATCCCCTTTCAATCCGCGCACTAACTTCCCAGCCGCTGAAATGGAAGAACTGACCGAGTCGGTCAAAACCGTAGGTATCATGCAGCCCGTGCTGGTTCGCCCCCGGGGCGATGGCAGCTTTGAGCTGGTGTTTGGCCATCGCCGGCACCGCGCTGCACAGCTGGCCCGGCTCGAATTCATCCCGGCCATCGTGCGCGACCTGATCGACGCGCAAAGCGCCCAGCTGCAGGCAGTTGAAAACGTCCAGCGCAAGGACTTGGACCCGATTGACGAGGCGCTGGGGTATGCGGCATTCATCGCCGCGCACGGGATCACCAAGGACGAGCTGGCGCGGCAGATCGGCAAGAGCCGCACCCACGTGTACAACCGTCTAAAGCTGGCCACGCTGCACCCAGCCGGCCAGATGGCATTGCGGGCCGGCAAGCTACGCACCGAAGTCGCCACGCTGGTGGCCCGGGTGCCAGGCGAAAAGAACCAAGCCAAGGCGTTGGCCCTGGCGCTTGAAGGCGGCTATGCAGGCGAGTTGAAAAGCTACCGCACTGCCCGCTCTGAGTTGGCCGAGAAGTTCACGCTGGACCTGAAAGCGGCGCTGTGGGTGCTCGATGACGCCGGTCTGGTCGAGAGTGCAGGCGCCTGCACAGCATGCCCCAAGCGTTCGGGCGTTGACCCCATCGTGTATGCCGACATGCTCGACAAGAAGGGCTACAACGACTACACGCCCAAGGGCGACAACGTCTGCACCGACTCCGATTGCTTTGCCGGCAAGAAGACAGCCCAACTCAAGCGCCAGCAGGAAGCGCTGGAATCCAAGGGCAAGGTGATGGTGGTCGGCAACGCAGCGCGCAAGGCGGTCGATGCGCAGGGCAACGTCAAGGGCGACTACATCCCTGTTTCGCAGATGCGCGAAGCCCTCAAGAGTGCCAACCTAGGCACGGCCGGCCCAGCCGTCACCATTCTGACGATCCAGGACCAGCGCAGCGGCAAGACCATCGAGGTCGTCAAGCGCAAGGAAGCCGAGGCTGCAGGCGTCAAGACGCCAGCGGCCAAACCCACCAATTCCCGCATGAACTGGAATGCCTACGAGCTTGACCGCAAGGAAGAGGAAAAGGTCCGTGACGCCAAGGCGGCGGCGCAGACCCGGCTGAATGTCGCCGCGCTGCGCAAGGTGCGCGAGACAGCGACCCGGGTGGGCATGGGCATGTTCGAACTGCGGCTGATTGCGCAGGTGGCCATTGCAGGTGTGGCCTACAAGGACAGGGACACGCTCCTGGCGCTGCATGACGCAGAGGACATTGAAGCGCTGAGAGACAAGGCCGGTCGCATGTCGCACAACGAATTGAACGCCCTGCTCCTGGACTGCGCGCTGGTGGACCATATCCGGGCGTTCAGCTATGGCAAGCCAGAGGCGCCAGCGGCGCTGCTGGCCGCTGCCACGCAGTACGGCGTGGAGATCGATGACGTGCGCAGCGCCTACCCAGCCGAGGCAGCCATCGAAGAACCCGCCGAGATGGAAGCCTGACCATGCGCCGCCACCCAAAACGCTCCCAAGCCATTTACGTTGCGCAGGCACTGGCCCTGGTGGCCGGTTGCGCAGTTGTTGCTGAAATTGTCCTGAGGATTGTTTTATGAGAAAGACCACCGCTCATGGGCGAAAGCTCAAGCACCTGCAAGCGCATGCCCAGATCGCCGGATACATGGCCGCCCATGCAAACCCAGTCGGTCGCGCTGTCATCGCGAAAGAAGAGGTCGATAGCGTCACCGCATTGATGACCAGCGTGACCGGCATCAGCACACGCGTTTACTTCACACAGGACGGTGATTGCGACAGGTTGCTGCTGTCCCACTTAACCTTGGTGCTGGGCGTGGGCGCAGAGGTCGCGCTGGCCCTGGCCAAGCACCACCCCGAATCCAAACGGCTGCACGCGGCCTTGCGCACGGTCGTGCAGATGAGTGTGGACGGCGGGCGGTGGAACAGCACCCAAGCCAAAATTCTGCATGAGGCTGCGCAGTTGGCCACCGAGGTTTTCCTGACGCAACCGGCCCATGGCGCTCGCACCTTTCCAGGCGTGTTCGAGCTGGCCATGAAGGTACGACACGGCACGGCCCGCATGGCGGATGTGGCCGGCGCTGAAATCTATAACGCGAATAACGAAGCGACAACATGAAAACAAAACAGCTCATCAATAAAAAGACCTTGCACACCATGGTTCCGCTTTCGGAAAGAACCATTGATGCCATGGAAAAGAATGGCACCTTTCCGCGCCGGTTCGCCTTGTCGGCTCGCAGCGTGGTTTGGGACCAGGATGATGTCCTGGCATGGATCGAGGCGCGCAAGGCTGCCAGCGTGCAGGTGAAGCGGCCCGGACTCAGGCGGGCGTGAGGGTCCAGCCGTCAATCATGTCAGCCCATTCCTGGAGCATGCTGGCACGCTGCTCCCGGTATTCAGCCTTGTTGTAGATAGCACGCACGCCCTTTTGCTCATGCGCCAGGCACTTTTCAATCCAGTCGGTGTTGTAGCCCGCCTCGTGCAGCAGTGTCGAGCCGGTGCGGCGCAGGTCGTGTGGTCCGAACTTCGGCAGATTCTTGCCTTCCTTTTGCGCCAGCCGGTAGGTCAGCGTCAGCACTTGGTTGAGCGTGGCGCTAGACATCGGCAGATCCGGATCGTAGCGCGACGGCAGCAGGTAACGCGAGCCACCGGCAAACGTCTTGAGTGCTACAAAAATTTCCAGCACCTGCTTTGACAGGTAAACATTGTGCGGGTTGCGCCGCTTCATGCGCTCCTTCGGGATGGTCCAGAGCGCCTGGCCAAAATTGACCTCATTCCATGTCGCATCCGTCAACTCGGACTTGCGCACCATGGTCAGCAGCAGCAACTTGGCCGCCGAGCGGATCGACGGCGTTGTACCGATCCGCTGCAGGTAGGTGTACATCAGGCCGATTTCTTCCGGCGTCAATGCCCGGTCCCGGGCTTCGAACGTCGCAATTGAATTGGGCCGCACCAGATCAGCCGGGTTTTCCACCGACACGCCGCGCTCTTTGGCCCAGCGATACACCTGCATGACCACCTCCCGGGCATGCACGGCCGTGGCCGGCGCGCCGCGTGCCACGATGGCATCGGTCAGCCGGCGCAGATCTTCATGCGTGATTTCAGGCAGCTTGCACTTGGCAAATGGCTCTTTCAATTCGCGGTCGTATATCGACTGGCGCATGTCTCGCGTCGAGTCAGCCATGGTATGGCCCGAAAACCACTTGTCAGCCCAAGCGCCAAAGGTTTCAGCCGTTTGGACCTTGGCCTTGGATCGCGCCTTTTCTTTGGCCGGCGAACGACCCTCGGCAATCAGCTTCTTTGCGTCACCGAGCCTTACACGCGCCTCGACCAGCGAGATCCCTCCCGTGCCGTACTTGCCGATGGTCAGCGTCTCCTGCCTGCCGCTGATTGAATAGTTGTACCTGAATGAAACTCCACCGGCCGGCGTGACGGCCACATACATGCCATCACGGTCGGGCACCTTGTAGAGCTTGTCTTGTGGCTTAAGGTTGCGCAGCTTGGTATCGGTCAGCAA